AGCTGCTGCACTGGCAGAGCTGCTTGCATTACTGGCTTGTGTGGTTGCTGTAGATGCAGAGGTAGAGGCTGATGTAGCACTATTGCTTGCATTAGTCGCTGAAGTAGAAGCATTAGATGCTTGAGTTGTTGCTATACCTGCTTGAGTAGTAGCTGTTGTAGCTGATGTTGAAGCTGAAGTAGCAGAATTACTTGCGTTGGTTGCTGATGTGGATGCATTGCTTGCAGACGTAGTAGCCGACGATGCTGAACCTGAAGCAGAAGTAGCTGACGTAGAAGCATTGGATGCACTCGTAGAAGCAGCCGTAGCTGAGTTGCTTGCGTTAGTGGCTGAAGTGGATGCTGCAGATGCGCTGTTAGAAGCGTTAGTTGCTGCAGTGCTTGCTGTAGTTGCTGAGCTGGATGCTGCAGAAGCACTAGATGCAGCAGCAGCCTGTGCAGTCTCTGCGTTTGTTTCTGCTAGTTCAGCAGCAGTCTCTGCAGTCTGAGCTGCAGTGGCAGAGTTAGCTGCGTTAGTTGCTGAAGTAGATGCTGAAGTAGCTGAGTTACTCGCATTGGTTGCAGAGGTTGAAGCATTACTTGCTGAAGTACTTGCTGCACTTGCTGAAGAAGATGCACCACTAGCTGAACTTGCAGCAGCTGTAGCACTTGTGGCAGCAGCGTCAGCATCGACCTGTGCTTCAGCAACTAACTCACGAATCAATAAGGCTTCACTAGCGGAGTCTGCTACGGCATCTCCTGCACCACCTGCGCCTCTGTAGATTGACATTTATTCTCCTTGACTTGTTTTAATGCACTCTTTGAATACACTAAAACAAGACAGCCTCCGAAGAGGCTATCCTGAGTTTTACTGCTTAGCCGTTAACTGCTAATACAAAGCCAGTCTCTGGACGTACTACTTTAACACCGTACAGCGTGTCGGCAGTATACAGAGTCGAGAGATACTCTTGCTTGTATTGAGTCTGTGAACGAACACCCATCTGCTCAGCCAACACCATTGTATCACGGTGAGCCAAGATAGCTGCTTTAACATCGCCACCAACGCTGTTGTTAGCATCAGTTTCGATGATTGGAGCATTGCTTGTTACATAGATATCGATACCATACAACTGACCGATCTGACCGTTGTTTACACCACGACCATCGACGAAGTCGCTAGAATTGTAGCGATCGATGCCCATGATAGCAGCACGAAGTGATGGAGGAACAGCGAAGAAACGACCATCCATTGGGGTATCAGCATCGTCCATGAGCTTGATCAAGGCACGGAAGCCAGCGTCAGTAAATACGTCAGCAGCAACTACAGTATCTTCAGCGTAAGCTGTGAGACCAGTAGAAGTGTCGATGTAATAGCTGGTGCTGTGTGTCCAGTCAGAAGCGTCACCGTTACCGAAAGACTTACCTAATTGGAACAAGGTGTCATCAATCTTCTTAGCCAAAGCATAGCCAGCATCTTCTGTGTAGAAGCGACGGAGTGATGCAAGAGCTTGAACTTCAACGATGTCCTCAATGAAACGTGAGTACTCAAAGTGCTGGTCTACAGAAACCAGAACTTCAGTCTCGGTATCAGCTTGGATTGTTACTGCTGTGTTAGCTGCCTTAGCAGTTGCTACACCACGAGTTGGCTTAGGAATGTGAAGTGTATCACCTTTCTTGCCCTTCATGGTCATCTTGTTTACGAGGTTTGCGAGAACCAAGTTTTTCTTATAAGCAGCTACTACTTCGTCACTCCAAATTTCTGGAATAAACTTATCTGCTTGCGTTTTTGCTACGATCGATCCCGATCCACCTGGGTATGCTGCTGTTGCCATTTTTAATGCTCCTAAATAAAATTATAAAATAAAGTTACCGAACTCGTCCTTCTGCGTAAGCAGCGAGAATCTCGTCTGCCATACTCTCGTATCGATTCGGATCTTGCATTCTTAAGCGAATTAAGTCTGCACGACGATATACTGGTTTTCCTGTTTCCCCTGTACCACCTTGTTGCACAGCTGCTGCTTTGAGTGCTTTACTACGACCTTCACTATCTGTCTTCTTCAGTGCTTCATCTGCAGCTTTAGAGGTTTCCTCTTTTTGCTGCTTTAAACCACGTAACGACTTGTAGTTGTTAAGTAGTTCTAAAGCTGAATCAACATCATAGTTATTAGCATCGTTGTATAAACGCTGACGTACCTTAGATTCTCCAACCCATTGTTGGAAGTCTTCGGACTGTGCTACACTTACAAAATCAGGATGACTCTTCTCAATTGCATCTAAGGCTGCTCGTTGAGCTTGAATTGCTTGTTGCTCTTGTAGCTGCTTTAGAACTGGGTTAGTCTCTAATGCCTGGTTAATTGCTTTTTGGGGATCTTCAAACCAATCAATCTCTTGTGCTGGTTCAGGCTGCTTGTCGTGCTTGGCTTCGAGTTGTTGCTTTAGAAGTGAGTCAGCTAACTTGCGTACTTCACCTACCTCTTGTGCCTGACGACCGATAAGCTTTTCAGCTTCTTGGTGCATGCGAACAATCTCATCAAGAGATTTATTCTTATACTTCTCAGGTACTTCAACTTCGGTAGCAATCGCTTCAGGTTGTGCTGAGATAGTTTCTTCAGCGTCTGGGGTTGTACTATCTTGTTGATTTAAGTTAGTGATATCTTCGTTAGATACTTCTTCTTGCAGTTCGATAAAATTAGCAGCCATATATACTCCTGTCGCAATGCGATTTTAGGATAATTAAAAATAGCTCGGTGATCAAGAGTTCACTTATGAGCCGTGATTTGCATTTGTTTTCCTCTCCACAGCCAGCTTCTCAGCTCTCTGTCTAGCCCACTTCGATGTTGCTGAAGGGTGGTCGCCACTGATTGGATCTAAATAGATCCTCGGTGGGGTGAGGATACGGGTAGCAGTCCCGTCACATACGCTACACTGAAGTTCTTTTGTCTCAACATCTACAAAGGATTCAGTGACATGCGAATCTTTACACTTAAAGTCGTACATTCGTCTAGGCATTGTCTTCCTCTTGAGAAAGCTGCTCATAAACTTCTGTACTAGACTCTCTTAAAGTCTTGATCCAGTTCATGATGGACATTTCGCCCTTCTTGAAGTGGAGTTGTTGTTCTGTTTCTATCCCGCCTAAGCGGTCTGTAGCTTCAATCATTACTTCAATGTCCTCTACTAGGTCTTTCCAACCCTGAGTCGACATCATTGCAAATCTGTTCTCGTAGTAATCCTGTAATTCTCTATTCATTTTAATCTTTTTCCTTGACTTTGGAGATTAAGTGTGATACAATGTAAATATTATACCACAGTTTTACTCAAAAGTCAAGTACTTTATTGTATTTTTTGTTGCATTTGTATAGTAGCAATACGCTCATTGGACTTAATATCCTCTACTTGGATAAGCTTATCAGCTAGTTTCATGCGCTTCTCGAACTCATCAGCCATAGGATCTTGCGTATTCTTAGAGGCTGCAGCCAATACCTTAGCCTGTACTTCTGCTGGCATTAACTGGGTCTCTACACCTACTTGTTGTGCTTCAGCTGCTGCTTTAGCTGCCTCAGCCTGTACTTTCTGTAGCTGAGCCATTGCAGTTTCCATAGCAATCTGCTGCATCTGCTGTTGCATTGGGTCTACAGGCTGTTGAGTCATCTCTTGTAGGGTAGCAATGATCTCTTCACGGTTAGACATGCTAGAGGAAGCAATAATACCCTGCAACAGGACTGGAACAATAGGAGACTGAGCACCAAGGGTAGACATCAATCCCATCATCTGCTGCTGTTCGTACTCACGAGCTACCATTCCCATAGTAGAAGTAGGAATAAAGTTAAAGTCTTGTACTGGATAACGCTCAGGATCGAACTGCATGAACCGCCAAGCAGCCTTATTGATGAACGGCATCAGGAAATCTTCTTGAAAGTTGATCAAGGTACGCTTGTTCTTTTTCATAAGCCCTGAGAGAGCCATAGAGAGTCCTGCGCCACTTGCCTCACCACCAGCTACTTGACTAGGCATTGACGCACTGTCGATCGTTCCTGTGGCTTGTAGGAGCATTGACTGGAAGTTCTGTGCTGTTTGGAAACTAGCTGGATCAGTAACACCAAATTTGAATGGCATCATGATCTCAGCAGGATTGCCGTTGACAAGGAAGCTCTTACCTGGACGTACTTCGTACTTAGCACCACGAGGAAGCCTTGTAGCATCCATCGCCATCATAGGAGATGTGGTTAAAGCTAAGGAGTCTAGGTGGCTACGGATCTGAGCATCAATAGCCTTCTGCATATTGTAGCCCTTCTCAGCAGTTCCACGACCCCAGAAACGACCTGGCATCGAGTCAGCTTGATAAGCAACAATAGGACGATCCTTCATCATGTAAGGGGACTCTTCAGCCTTGAGCAAGTACTGGTCATCCGCAATCACAACGATAGCTTCTACCAAGTTCTGGTAGTCTTGTCCTTTAGAACCTTCAGGGAACAGGTCTACTACTTCGACTCCGTCTTCCTTATCGATGTTCTCAAGGTACTCACGAGGAACTAAACCGTAGTAACGAACAACACGGATACGGTCGTCTTGCTTGTGGGTTACTTCTTGTACTGGCTCTAGCTCCATATTGGAGTAGCTAGGTGCTA